TGAAGAAACGTAACACCAGCTCTAAGACAGCAAAAGATCCTAATAGCAGGATCAACAAGAGCTTGCGGAAGTGGAATTGCTGATGCCTAGCAAAAGCAAGAAACAACAAGATTTTATGGCTGCAGTAGCCAATAACCCTAAATTTGCTGCAGAAACTGGGGTACCCCAGTCAGTAGGCAAAGACTATGAAGAGGCTGATAACATGAAAGGAATGAAGAAGTATCAAAGAGGTGGCCCTATGCCTGCTGGTATGGCTAACCGACGTGCTGGGGTTAATAACAGAGAGATGCCTCAACAAGCTGCACCAGACCAAGACATGATGACAACCCCGGCACCAACACTAGATGTACCAATGACAGGGAGTATGCCTCCACGACGTATCAACGACCCTACCCCTGCACAACAGCGGCAAGCAATGCGACAAGCCCGAAGTGCTGCTCGTAGAGGCGGCGGTGGCAGAAAAGCTGGCGGTAAGATCTATAAAGCTGGCGGTAAAGTCCGTGGTGCCGGTTGCGCTACTCAAGGCAGTCGTCCCGCTAAAATGGTAACGATGAAGGGAGCATAGTCATGGGTATGTTTGACATGTTTAGGAGTAAGAAAGATAAAAAGAAACCTGTAGCTAAACGTAAAGCTAGTCGGCGCAGAGCTTTCCGTAAAGATGAAAAGCCAGAAGAATTGCCATCAGGTATGAAAGTTAAGGATACCGAAACTCGTGTAACGGGCACACGTAGACCTAATGAAAGCCAAGAACTAAAGGCTAAAAAAGCGTCTACACCAACCCCAAAAGTTGCTCCTAAGATGCCTAAGATAGGTATAGACGGTAAAGCTGAAACTGGGCCAGCAGACATGATGCGTAGAAAATCTGCTACGGATACCGGCATGGTAGCAGAGAAGAATCCTAAATCTATTGCTGAAGCTAAGAAAAAAGGTTCTGATACCTTCATTGGTAAAGACGGTAGGAAGAAAGCCGCCGTTACTAAAGAAGAGCTAGAGGCTTCTGGGCTGTCTTTACGAGATTACCTCAATAAACAAAAAGGTAAGACACGTAAAAAACCTGCTATGAAAAAAGGCGGCGATGTGGCTAAGTATGCTTTTGGCGGTAAAGTTCGTGGGGCTGGCATAGCAAAGAAGGGCGTGAAGCCTTGCAAAATGAGGTAGCTAATGCGCTGTTACTACAAAAAAGGCGGTTCGGTTAAAGACGCGTGCTATAGCAAGGTTAAGTCTCGCTACAAGGTCTTCCCTTCCGCCTATGCTTCAGGTGCTATTGCGAAGTGTCGCAAGAAAGGCGCTAAGAACTGGGGTAACAAGAGTGGCAGTTAGAAAGACCGAAAAAGGCGCATCGTTAAAGCGTTGGTTTAAAGAAGACTGGAAAGATGTACGTACCGGTAAAGCCTGTGGTAGGAAGAAGGGTGAAAAGCGCGATACGCCGTATTGTAGACCTACAAAGCGGGTATCCAGTAAGACACCTAAAACGTCTTCAGAGATGACTAAAGCAGAGAAGACGAGTAGGGTTGCTCAGAAAAAGAAACTGGGGCAACCAGCAGGTAAACCGAAACGTGTAGCATCGTTACGTAGGAAGAAACAAAGTGGCTAAAGGCGTAAAACATTATTACCAAGACGGTCGTGAGCACAAAGGGGGTATGCACAAGCACCCTGATGGCAAACTTATGACGGGTAAAACGATGTCTAGCGCCTCTAAAAAGTTGTATCACTACGGCCAGCTTTCCGCAAAAGCCAAACAAAAAGCTAAGAGCGGGTGGGGATAATGGCTACATCAGGCACAACAGCATTCAATATGCCCTTTACAGACATCGCTGAAGAGGCGTGGGAACGCGCTGGGCGTGAGTTACGGTCTGGGTATGATCTCCAGACTGCACGTCGTTCTATGAATCTGATGACGATTGAGTGGCAGAATCGCGGCATTAACATGTGGACTATCGAGCAAGGGTCATTAGATCTTGTGCAAGGACAGTCTACTTATGCGTTACCTGACGATACGATTGATTTGCTAGAACACTCTATTCGGACGGGTGCAAACAACCAAACCACACAATCTGACCTAACACTGAGTCGGATTAGTATTAGTACGTACTCGTCAATACCAAACAAAATAACACAATCTCGACCCATACAAGTCGTAGTGCACAGGGATAGTGGGCAAACTTACCCGACAGGTCTTACGTTAGCTGCTACCGCATCCAGTACTGATACGACTATTACTCTTAGTGGGGTGGCTGGACTACCTCCTGCGGGGTTTATTAAGTTAGAGAACGAGATCATTAACTACAGTTACATTACTGGTAACGTGTTACAGAACTGCTTCAGAGGCCAGCAGGGCACCACAGCAGCGACACATACTGTGGGTGGTACCGCTATACCGGCGTACTGGGAACAAGTCCCCTCGGTAACTGTATGGCCCGTCCCGGACAATGTTGAAACCTACCAGATTATTTACTGGCGTATGCGACGTGTGCAAGACGCAGGTAACGGTATCGAGACGGCTGATATGAATTTTAGGTTTTTCCCATGTCTAGTAGCAGGGTTAGCCTACCATATTGCTATGAAAGTCCCTGAGTTTATGGATAGAGTACCCATGCTCAAGGCAGCATACGAAGAACAATTTGAACTTGCTGCAGGAGAAGACAGGGAAAAAGCCCCGATTAGGTTTGTGCCTCGCGTAGGTAGGATCTAACAATGGGCACGAGGTTTGCTTCTGATAAGAAAGCCATCGCCATGTGCGATGTGTGTGGGTTCCAGTTCAAACTAAAACAATTAAAAAGTTTGGTTGTTAAGGATAGAGAAACGCAAATAAAAGCGTGTCCTGAGTGTTGGAATCCAAGTCAACCACAGCTTAAACTAGGTGAGTTTCCGGTCAATGATCCACAGGCAATACGGAATCCTAGACCAGATAGAAGTTTAGGCGTATCGGGAGTTTATAGTAGTAGAGATATACAGTGGGGTTGGAACCCTGTAGGTGGTGGGAATGACCCATTTGGCTTGACCCCTAACAACTTAGTAGCTACTGGGTCAGTAGGTACAGTTACAGTAACGACTGCATAGGAGTAGTACGATGTATAACCCTAAAAACGTTTTTGGTATGGACGAAGTAAAAGTACATAAAGACAAAGGTGTTAAGGCTTACGGTCCCAAGCCAAGTATGAAAGGCGTTAAAACGTCTGGAATTAAAATGCGCGGTGCTGGTGCTGCGACTAAAGGTTTTATGTGTCGAGGGCCGATGGCTTAAACCATGAATTACACGCAGCTTAAAGCAGACATTCAGGACATTTGTGAAACAAGTTTTACAGATGACCAGCTCGCTTTGTTCACTGAACAGTCAGAACAAAAGATATATAACACTGTACAGATACCTGCGTTACGTAAAAACGTTACTGGTTCGCTGACCACAGACAACAAATACCTAGATACACCGTCTGACTTTTTATGGTCGTACTCGTTAGCAGTAGTTGACGGTAGTGGTAACTATTCATACCTCATTAATAAAGACGTTAACTTTATACGTGAGGCATATCCTAACGCTACTTCTACCGGACTGCCTGTGCATTACGCATATTTTAATGATGATGCGTTTATTGTTGGGCCGACACCTAACAGTGGGTACGCGGTAGAGCTACATTACGGGTATTACCCCGAGTCTATCGTGACCGCAGGTACTACGTGGTTAGGTAATGAGTTCGACAGCGCGTTATTGAATGGTGCGTTGGTTGAAGCAATACGGTTTATGAAAGGTGAACCTGATCTTGTGGCGCTGTACGAGCGGTTATTTTTACAGACTCTCGGCCTACTCAAGAATCTTGGGGATGGCAAACTACGCGAAGATGCGTTTCGTTCAGGGCAATTACGGGTTCCAGTAACTTAAGGAGTTTAACATGGCAATTACACAGGCAATGTGTACTTCGTTCAAGCAAGCATTACTTGACGGAGAAATGGATTTTAGTAGTGACACAGCGCAGTCTTATAAGATCGCGTTATATACGTCTAGTGCGTCTTTGGATGCCGCTACCGCTGCGTATACTACGAGTAACGAAGTGTCGGGCACAGGGTATTCTGCGGGTGGTAACACGCTGTCTATCTCTACCAACCCTACTACTGGGGGTACTACGGCGTTTCTTAGCTTTGCTACGACTACGTGGACTACGGCGACAATTACCGCTGCAGGAGCTTTGATTTACCAAGCTGGTGGGTCTACTCCTGCGGTTGCGGTACTTGATT